GGGTGAACTCACTTCCAAGGTCAAAATCCGCATTAGTCCATCTTATCTGGTCTACAGTTCCGCCGCCAGTAGTAGACTGATCAGACCCGTTTCTATGCACCTTAAACATACTGCTCTTTGCGGGACTGGTTGACCAGGGGGCATCAGCACCAATCTCAACCCAAGAGGCGGTAGCGCCAGTAGTGGCCGTATTTATCTTGAGTGTATCTGCGGAAGTATCGTACCAGATAGTTCCCTTTACCTGAGTAGTTGGGGCGGTAGCCTTAACAATAACCGTAGCCGCCGCCTGATCCACATCGGGAAGACTCTGTGTTAGAACCTTCTTGATGAGGCGTATATGGTTATCCCCCTGAGAGATCGCATCAGTGCCAGGAGGGTTCTCCTTCACCAACTCTGTTACATAATCAACGTCTTCTAATGCCATTTTATTTTCCTAGTCAAACTGATTATTCATAAGTAATTCGGTCAAGCTTCTTCGATCTCCCACGCTTCCTTTGAAGAAACTATTCCAGGCCAAACTGATCCTTGTTTCTTCATGGGTATTCACTGCCACTTGATGCTGTACCCATGAGGGGAAAATAACGACCCGCCCATTCTCATTATTCAACCACCACGATTGGCTGTTGTAGATGTTGTGATCTTTGTATTGAAAATCAAAACCGCCGCCCATGCCAAATCGTGGAGAAGAACTATGAAAGAATGTGATCGGGCAGTTTCCGCCTGCAATATAGAAGCATCCGCTGATGATTGAATTCTGATGAGTGTGGGTAAGATGCCGCATCCCTTTTTTGTTGAAATTGATCCATGATTGCGTGATGTAGAATTCGCACGAATCCTGTATCCGCATAACCTCATGTGCATAGGTGTTGAGGTTCTTCTGGATGTAATCCTTCAAGTTAGAAAGTTCTGGACGATCTAGGATATGAGTATTTTCGGAGATGATATTACCCATTCCATTCTTGTACTGCCCCAACGCTTCATTTGAGACGAACTCCCGAAATCCCTGCTTGGCTTGCTCCCCTCCTTCGACCCCATCTTCAACTGGAAACTTTTCGCCAGAAATGTAAACAGGGCAAGGAAACATAGGAACAATGTCGTAATTTGATGCTCTTTCTATAGACCCCTGTTGTTTCACACTTCTGTCAGCTTGTTGATCGTCGTAAAAGACTTGGTCACCTGCCGCTGTCGGTTCAGGATTTTGTTCTAACATTTTCAACACCTCGCTATGATTAAGCCCTATCTAGTTGTTGATAAGGGCGTATCGGTTTTAGGGAATCTTTCCTTTATCTCTGCCACCCGTTCTTGCCACGCTTCCAACCCGTTTTCAGTTATGAATTCAATCTGCTCCTCTGGTCGCCCATAAGCCTTGGCTCGACTATCAATCCAATGCTCTTCTTTTAATTCCCAAGTTTGTAGCCATTCTCCGTTGACTAACTCCGGCTCTTTAAGCCGGGCATAAAATCCTTCTTGTTCTGGGGGGTTAGTTTCCTTGATGTCTCCGCTTACCAATTCCTCTACATCCTTCAGAACGAACTCCCACTCTTCAACAAGACCTCCGCTAGGGCCAACGGCCACAGTGCTAAAAGCCTTATATCCGGGCTTATCATTTGGTGTGCTTTCCTCTACTTCTTCAACACCATAATCCCTTCTAATATCAGGATTAGATAAAGCAACTTTAGGAAATGACGTATTAGGGAAATCTTTCCTGAGCTGTGCCTCTGAATAGGGATAAACCGAATCTCTTTTGTATTTCATAATCTCATGCCGTGTAAGTTGCCGCTCCCGTTGAAGTGAACGTATGCACCGTATCGCTTCCCGGTGTGGTGACAGAGCCACCAGTTCCTCTTTGCACCCCTGTGTATTTGATAATGATGATGCCATCCCCTCCGTCACCCCCCCCATACGGAGTCCATGGTGATCCCGGCGTATAACCCGCAGGCTTCACACCGCCGCCGCCTCCTCCTCCACCACGACCGTCAGTTCCGTCAGTTCCGGCCGAGGTTCTTCCACCGCCACCGCCTCCACCTGAGCCTCCGGCCCCCGCAGGAGGGAAAGCAGGAGGGCCGGTTATTGCGTGAGTACCTGAACCCCCTCCTCCTCCGTAAGTCACACTAGACCCGCTCGTTGAAAACGCATATCCGGCACCTCCAGTCCCACCTCGGCCCCCTACTCCGGCCCCTCCGGCACCGCCGCCCCCACCATAATAAATAGTTGAGCCACTAGCTTGGCCTCCGCCCCCTCCACCAGAATTGCCATAACCAGTTCCGCCAGAATGGGAAGTTTGAGTGGACGATCCACCAGTATTTGTTGCGGGTTTGGGAGGAAACGAAGCACCGCCTCCCGATCCGCCGGGGCCACCATCGGCCCCCGTCCAATCGCCCGGACCGGCCCCACCGCCTCCACCAAACCCTGTCAACGCTCCCGAGCCACCTTCATCGTTTATGTTGAAGACGGAATCATCTCCTTCTTGTGCTGCCCAGGGCACTCCCTCATAGGAAGCAGGAACAGCATCACCAGGGGCACCGGCACCAACGGTGAGATCGTATTCGACACCGGCCTGTAGAACATAAGCACTATTATGGATAATTCCACCTGCGCCACCGCCCCCAGCACCCGAAGTTCCCCCACCACCTCCTCCTGCTACAACGAGGATTTCAGCTTCGTAAGTTTCGGCCCCACCAGAACTTAACAAAGCAGATTTTTCTGTTCCTACCGGCATCAACCCATCTCCGCGCCGGGTTGAAACCCATACCAGATTGTTCCCTCATCCAAAGTGAAGAAGGTGTAGATATCAATTTTTGCTGCTCCGCTTGTTACATCTGGTGCTGAACCACCGGCCCAATCCACACTAGCAGGCCAAGCAATGGTTCTGTCAGAAGAATCTTGCGTCCAGATCAATGTGAACGCGCATGATTTTCCGGTAGGGGATGGATTGCTGAAAGTGAATGTTGTATTCTGATCTGCCGTTAGAGTAAAAACATTTCCATTTTCAAGATCAATATCAACAGTTGCAGCGGCTGAAAGCGCTGTCTTTGTTTCTGAATAGTCCTTTATCTCTGGCCGTTGTACAACCTTATCAACAAAATTAGTAACACTAGAGCCATCAGTAGTAACAACCTTTGAGGCTTCCGCTGTACCCAACGTGGTAATGTTGTTGTAGTTTAACTCCGCTTCAGACGAAGCAATAGCGGTAGTTCCCGCCAACCCACTAAACTGGGTTTGCAGGACTTTTTTGATTAACCGAAGATGATCATCACCCTCCCCAACTGGGTCACCAACAGCGGGGTTAGTGTCAACTAACTCACTAATGTAATCGGCTGTTTCTATGCCCATAGTAGCCTCCTGTTAAGCAGATGCAGCCGTTAGCGTAACCGTAACCGTAAGAGTGTCGCCAGAGATAACTGATCTTGAGGAACTAAAGTCCACGGCACCATACAAGGTACCAGTTGTACCTGACTTGGTGTTGCTCGATGTTATAAAAGCACCCGCTACAGTAGCAGTTCCGTTGATGGTAAACACAGCCTTATTAGAAGTATTATCTATACTTCCAGAAGAGGCGGTTCCCAAGGTTAGGGTCTGGCGAACAGATTCGCTGTAATCCGCAACTACCGCCCATCCACTATGGGACGACATGGTGTCACCTGCGGCCTTTGTACCTGCGCCTGCAAGCCCCACATACCATGCGGTGATCTGGGTTCCACCATCAAGCGTAATGCTTAACACATGGTTCAGTCCTTCTGTGGTTACAAGGTTCTTATTCTTCTCTCGCCATTTTTCAGCCCCATTCGAGTCATAGCAAACTACTTCCCAAATGTTTTTGAGGCCGAGATTAAACTCGTTTTTCTCTTTCATTTGTAAGCCTCCGTGGGCCTTTAGGGTTGGTGTAAAATTTATCAATTCGGGTAATCTACCTTTGTCCAAGTTGTTGTTACGGCATCCGACTCATTCCACAGGAAGCCTGAGGATGTGGATTGCCCCATACCGAGTGCCATCGTTGCAGAATCTGCATGGTTGGTATTGTTAAGATAACCGACAGATACAGCAATCGTAGCTACTCCCGCAGCATTATGCGCCGCTGAAGAGGAGTAATCCATTTCAGCAGCAAACGTAGCCTCTGTCACAAGGCTAAAGCCGCCGCTAGAAGTAAACCCACCGTTGACCGCATAAGTTGCGGAACCTGTAGTGGTCATTACCGATGAACTTGAGTACCCAGAGTTTACCGCAAACGTGGAGGATGCCGCCATTGCAGCCGCACCACTAGAGGGGTACCCTTGAGTCAGGGCAAACGTGGGATCACCCGTTTTAGCAGGCGTATCCCAATCTATACCTATGTTGCTCCACAGAATAGGAGAGGTGGCTTGTGCCCATGTGATGGGAGCGGTCAATAGTAGCCACTCGTATTCATCACCCGCAAGGCAGAGCCTGAGTGACGATCCTTGTTATCCTGTTCCTGCAGGTTTGCGACAGCTTGTTGAAATCCATTTCCCCACAACGCTACCCTTTCATCGTTCATAATAAAGGGTTCAGCCTCTAACAGCGCACCGTACAAGTAGATGTCTGGGTTATCAGTCAGCATCTGTTCTGTAGTATTGGTGCCGGAGAGTGCAGTGATCTTCTTGTAGAAAAGCATCTCCATCGTCAACACAGAGCCAGGGATTGGACCCAGTTGAATCTCATTGGCTATGATGGTGTAGAACTGCGGGGTTCCGCCAGTGCTGCCGCCCCACAACCTATCGTATATCTCGGGAGAGACATACTGAAGCGGGGTTATTGGGGATGTGTTAAGCTGAAAATTACGCATCTGAACATAGCCAGTAGGAAGATTGTAGTTCCTCTGAGAGGCTACAGTAGATGCCGTGTACTTGGATTCCATCATCCGCAGACGCAGAACCCTGTTTATACGGGCCTCCGCCAGAGCAATGAACTCTGGTATCCTGTCTGTTAGGTCGTCCCTGTCTAACCAATTTGCTACAGCGGTTTTTAACTCCGCATACGTCCCAATAGCCATTAGACGTTACGGGCTGAATAGAATAT